CCCGTCACCCTTGTGGACGATGCCTTCACGCTCCAGCATTCTTCGGGCTTTGTTTCTCTGCGCCCTTTTCTTTTTGACTGCGGGTGTGCCGTCATAGTTGGCGTACTCGGCTTTGTAATCTCTTGGCATGATTGTTCCTATCTGGTTTTGAATGCTTCTTGGAATCTGTCGATGTTGGTCAACGCATCTTCGTAAACGCAGTAGCGATCTCCGTAGCCAAAGTCATGCTTGAAGACCTTTGAGTTGAACTTGCGCTTGCTGATGAAGCCATGTATACGAACAACACACACGCCCTGTATTGAGCAAGCGATAGCCCAGTCAGTGCCAAAGTCATCCATGCTGTTGAAGATGACCATCCTCTGCAATGATGTTGATGCGTGTGTGCTGGTCTTGACTTGGATCGACTGCCCCATGTACTGTAGGTCTGTCCCTCCATCGCCGCCCTTTGTCAGGTCGGTACGCAGTGGCAAACCCAGAACATTGCTGACCGCAATCTCACCCATCATCCCAGCCAATTGAATTGCGAAATCGCATTGGTTGGAAATGCGGTTGTTGCGAACCTCGCCCTTGTCAAGCTGAAGCATCTTGACCCCGTTGATCACTGCGGTGTGATGAACAGCCAGCAACATATCTGTGGCGTTTAAATTGACATCCATCTCTGGTTCTCTTTTCGAGAGGGGCGACTGCCCCCTCTTGTTTAGAAGCAGGTGGTGGTGCAGTTACCGCCGTAGCAGCAGGTGGTGCATATGACCATGCGTCCACCAGACATGATGGTGTGGCTTGTGCAGTTTGCCCAGACTGCGGTTGCGGATGCGGCGAGGGTCAATGCGATGATGATCTTTTTCATTTCAGTTCTCCAGTGGAAGTTCAGATTGGGCGGGATCACGGTAGTTCTCCACCTTGACCCCCGATGACACTGCGTTAACGATGTCATCCTGCGTTGCCTTGCGGACAACGAACAAGCTGTTTGCCACATGGGTTAGGGCTTGTTGTCGATTGGTTGATCTAACCAGACGTACATTGTTATCCGGTGTACCAACAAAGTAAATGCGAACGTCACTCATAGTTTCTCCTTATTGAAAATGCCTTGCGGCTCTTGGTGTGTTTGGTTGATCTGCGTCAACTTTTTTTGTATCTCCCTGTAGATTGCTTTGAATCTTTCCTCATCAATCTTCCACTGCGGGTTGGCTATCAAGATGTCCGATGCCTCCCTCTTGGTCAGCCATATCAATGGCTTCCTCTTCCTGTATTCGATGTGGGCCCGTAACTCTTGCGTGACCGCCTTGTAGTATTCCTCAGAAGGCATATTCATCCTTATTACGCCGGATGGATAATTTCCACCCAAAGACCCCCTACCCCACGGTGTGGAGAGAAGGGGAAGGTTCCACCCCTGCAAAGCAGGATCATCATGTTACGGATTCACACCGTATACCCTCGGCTTGATGATGCGACCAGCCGCACGGACTATTCGGGAACTGCCCCCTAGACGTAGGTCATACCGTGTCGCGGTTTTCTTCCGAGCGGCCCCACTTGCGGCCCCTGCTGTCGTGCGGAGTACGGCAGGGTTGTGGATGTCGGTTGAGCAAAAAAAAAGCCGTTAGTGAAACCCCGGTGGAAAAACACCCCAGCCTTTTGGGCTGACGCGCTACCCCAGTCGGGGTCGGGATTTCACTAACGACTCTCTTGCTTGCATCGGTTTCCACACCTTGCAGAGCAAACTGTATCACAGCTTTTTGGAGGTTGCAATAAAAGATTGCGAACGTTCTTAGGGGATTACCCTATACCAACACGGCTGGGGACTGCCTTGCAAGGATGGTGCTGTCGCAGCAGCACCACAGTCCCCATGCGTCTTGGTTGCGGAGGCTGGAGTCGCACCAGCGATCTTCTGGTTATGAGCCAGACGGATTTCTACTTTCCCACCCCGCAGCTCAAGTTTAAACGATGACGTATTTGCCTGCAAGCTCACCGGGTGAGCCACCTGATGTAAACTGGCAGCGCAAGGGTTTCTCCAGCCTTGCAGTTGCTTCTCCTTATCCCCCGGCCTTGCGCCGGGGTTTTTTCTTCGGGGCAACTTCCTCAATCTTCTCCACCAGTATCTCTGCCCTTGGGTTCTCAGGGTCAAGGCCCCAGTACGCATGGCGCTCTTTGACCTGACGGTCGTTCTCATATATCAATCCCTGCATCAGGTCGAGGATCAGCGTCTCGTCCAAGTCAGGTCTGCGGCTGGCGTAGTAAATCCAGAGAGTAACTCTCAAGTCACCCGTCATCAGCGTAGAAAGCTGCCTGCATTGCTGTTTAAACACATCTGAGTAGCTCAGAGCTTTCTCGGACTTGATGAGCCGGGACATCCCTCCAAAGCGCACCACCCTGCGACTGTTGCTTTTTGATGCTGGCTCACCAAAAATAATTTGCACAAGGGATTGCAATTCTGTTGTATCATCACTATCATTGTGTTTCGCAGTCATACAAACCTTTGGAGAAGAAATGGAAATTACGAACGTTCACGGTGTGCCAGAGCCTCTGGTGACCCTCGCAAAGCGGGAATACTACAGCAAGGGCGACTCTCAGTACAGCGTTACTGAGATCATGTCTCCCCCAAAAATCCGCAGGTTGCGGGAAAAATACAACGACCAGATCAAGCAGGACGCAAGCGATATGTTGTGGACTCTGCTGGGGTCTGCCCTTCACGTTGTGATGGAGAGGGGCGAGACACCGGGGTGGCTCAAGGAGGAGCGCCTGTTTGCCGAGGTGGATGGGGTCAAGATCAGCGGGGCGATTGACCTGCAAGAGGAAACGCCAGAGGGTGTGATTATCCACGACTACAAGTTCACCTCTGCATGGGCAGTCATGCAGGAGAAGGATGAGTGGGCACAGCAGTTGAACATCTACAAGTGGCTGGTCGAGACGGTCAAGCGCAAGAAGGTGGTGGGCCTGAAGATTTGCGCCCTGATTCGGGACTTCAGTAGGCATGACCAGAGGGAGGGCTACCCAGCCGCTCCAATCTCTATGGTGGACATCCCAATGTGGGACAGCGTGACCACCGAGAAATACATACGGGAGCGTCTTGAGATGCACCGTGAGGCCAAGATGAGAGCGGACTTTGGGGAAGACCTCCAGAACTGCTCCAACGAGGAACGCTGGATGTCGGAGACGACATTCGCTGTCAAGAGGGAAGGCAGGAAGACTGCCATCCGTGTTTTCAAAACCATCGAAGAAGCCACTGCATTGGCGGAAAAGGAAAAAGGATATGTCGAAACAAGACTCGGAGAAGCAAGACGTTGCGCCGGAAACTTCTGCGGAGTTGCCCAGTGGTGCGAACAATACCAAGGGGAACTCAATGTCACAGCTTGATCTTTTGAAGCTGAACGTCAACGAGCACGTTGAGAAGAAGCAGAACCTGTCCTACCTGTCATGGGCATGGGCATGGGCAGAGGCCTTGAAGGCTGACCCTGCCGCCACGTTTGAGGTGCAGACCTTTGACGGCAAGCCGTACATGGAGATCAACGACACAGCAATGGTCTGGGTCACCGTCACCATGTTTGGCAAGCCAGTGACTTGTTTCCTGCCTGTGATGAACGGGGCCAACAAGCCCATCACGTTTGCTGGCGAAGAGATTCAAACCCGCAGAGGCCCAGTCATCGAGAAGATCGACAGCTTCAACGTCAACACCGCCATCATGCGATGCCTAACCAAAGGCTTGGCACTGCACGGATTGGGGCTCTATATCTATGCGGGTGAGGATTTACCTCAAGTTGAGGAAACAGCGCCTGTAATCGTCAAGGCAGTGACTCCAGACGGCACTGCGATGGCAGATGTTCAGGTCAACACCGGACAGGCAGATGCCAACGCCGAGTTGTTTGCCGAAGGAATGATGACCTACACAAACCATTGCACCGATGTCAAAGGTTTAAACAGTTACTGGAAGGCGAATCAAGGTCAGCTTGATGCCCTCAAAGTAAGCCACCCTGATCTTTATGGTCAGGTTCGTAACCGCTTCGCAGAACTCAAGAAGCAACTCACGGAGAAATCAGAATGACTTATCAGTCCAAAGCGCCTTCATACAAGGCATACCCCGATAGCGGATCACTGCGCTCATCGACCAGCAAGAAGGGGCCAAAGTCTCCCGACTACTGGGGGAACATTGCCATCAACCTCAAGGACATGACCAACATTAAAACGGAAGACGGTCTGACCATCGTCAAGCTGTCTGGTTGGAAGAAGGTCGGCAAGGATGGCAAGACCTACCTGTCCATCAGCGTTGACCGCTTTGTACCCAAGCAAGAAAGCGGCGGCTATTCCCGCCAACCCACCCGCCAAGAAGATGACTTTGGCGATTCGGATATTCCATTTTGAGGAGAGCAACCATGTTGATTATGACAAACACACCGGAGATCACTATGCACGAAGAAGCCCCAAAGCTATCTATTGCGGATCGCATCCGTAAACACAAAGCCGACAATCCAAATGCCAGCGCAAGAGAGATTTCTGAAGCTGTTGGAACGCATGTCGTGTATGTCCACCAAGTCCTTGCCACACCTCCCAAGAAGCCAAAGAAGGTAGAGGTTGCAAAGAAGGAGACAAAGGCTCCTGTTGCATCAGAAAAGCAAATCAGCAAGAAGGAACATCAGCGCTTGCTTGGGGAGTTGGAAGTCAAGAACGCACTCATCGGGGCGCAACTTGAACGCATCAAAAATCTTCTGGCAATCACTGAGTACCTCGAAGAAAAGATCGAGGAATTGAACGAACTCAAGTACCGCTGAGATGGCACTCCAGTTTGAAGCACGAAAGGTGGCGTTGAAACAAGACCGCACAGGTTTTGTCTTGACGCTGGCGATCCACCCTGACGAGTGCCCAGAAGAGATTCTGCGTGACTTCGTTGGGGCGCGATACGGTTGTGCTCTGGTGCGGATTCAAGATGACGAGTCTGCCACTCAGTACAACAACAGGGTTCAGAAGGCAGGGATGCTCTGCCGGGAACCCAAGTTCCAAGACTTCCTCGAAGTTAATGGAGAAAGCGAAGCTGCCCATGAGTTGTGTAAACGCTGTGGTGTGGAGAGCCGCACAGAGTTTCATGGGAACGAGGTTGCCAAGCAATTGTTTGATGACCTTGTCAAAGAATACGAGGCCTACAAATGGCCGGACGATCCGTTCTAAGGGAAAGAAAGATGACATTCAGTACAAATTACAAACCATTCATGACGTACCTGACACCCAAGGACATCATCAGGTTGAAGCGGTTTTCAAAGACCACCAAGACACCGATGAGCCAGATTGTCAGGGACGCCTTGAGTGCCAAGCTGGCATCGGGTGACCCGTACACCAGCGGGTTCAACGATGGCCTGAAGAAGGCTATTGATGTTGTCTCTGGCATCCAAGCTTCGCAGATGAGGTTCCCCTCGGGGTTGTCATTTGCGGAGTTGGTAGACCAAGAGGTATGCAAACATGAAATTCCCCAAGGAGGCAATCATGCATCTGACGGGGAGTCGTAATCAGTGCCCAAGTTGCAAGCAGTACTTCAATAGCAATACGGCATTCGACAAGCACCGAACCGGAAAGCACGGCGTTAATCGCCGTTGCATGACGGTTCAAGAGATGACCGCACTCGGGATGCTTGTCAATCATGCGGGGTTTTGGATAACGGAGAAACGAAATGACTTTATGGACATCAGATCATCTGGACAATCAAGAACCGACGAGGGTTGAACCTCTGCGCCACATAACTCATCCGAAGTTTAAATGGCGTGACCCATCGAAGACCGACGTAACAAGAACATGGCGCAAGGCTCGACTGCTGCTGCGTTTAAATGGAGGAGCCTATGAAAGCCGTTCTCGAATTCAACTATCCGCAGGATACTGACAAGTGCCGCAGAGCCATCCATGCTGAAGAAGCGTTCAAAGCATTGCAGGAAATCAAGCGCAGTGTGGATCGGAAGTTTACGCACAAGTCAGACCTTGAGGAAGTGCTGAAGTATGTGTACGAGATTTCCGATTACGTTCTGAGGACAACTGGAGAAGAGACATGAGAGACACGATAGACATGGCCCGTGAGGCTGGGATTCTTGACGAGTTTGATACTGCCGAAGACATCATTGAGTGCGGGATTGAAGTTTGGCTATCTGGTGAGCGGGGCATTCAGACTCTTGAGCGCTTTGCCGAACTTATCCGTGCGGATGAAAGAGAGGCTTGTGCAAGGATCGCCGAAGAGCCAAGCGCAGCGACTTACGAATGCACGGTGGCCTGTGGTGGGCCTGCACAGACATTCCAGCAGCGCTTTCCAAAACA